ATAAGTAGCCGAGGCTCGCAACAGCAAGTTATAGCCGCTTCGCTTTCGGCCTACTACGGCAACGATGAGGAAGGGCAAGCCCCGGATGAACCCGCCCGAACCGTCACGACGAAAGAGCGGCTCAGTTTGGTGCAATCGACCATTGCCGAATCTTTGACGCTGGAACAGCTTATCGGCGCTCAGCGTGTCGCGGCATTCCTTCGTGAGCATGGCGTTCAATTCGAGGGCGAGTTCGCGATGGTCGGCGGTCATGTGATGGTCGACATCGGCATGCGAATGCTCACTCCTCGCGAGCTTTTCCGGGCGCAAGGCTTCGGCGACCATTATATCATCGATCGCGCTTGGGTCGTTGATCCAAAGACGGGCGAGGTCGTCGAAATCCGGCTGACTAAAGAGCAGCAAATTCGAATGTGCGGAAACTCGGTTTGCCCGCAGGTGATGGCGGCGCTTGTACGAGCCAATGTGCCGGAGATGGCAATATGGTTCGGCAAGGAGTCAAAAGAAATGGCGGTCGCATGACCGTCGTTTTCACTTCGCAAGACATCGGGGCGTTGATCATCATCGGCCTGTTTCTGGTCGTGTTGCTCATTTGCTGGATCGGGTTTGCCCTGGCAGCGATCCGGGCATGGGCAATCACGCTATGGGGTCAAATCCGTTACCGCTTCGGGAGGAAACGCTGATGCGATACTCAGTACTGATTGCCGAGCGCCGGGGCGCGGCGACCATTGAGGACGCCGAGAAGATCGTCGGCGGTCAAATGATGCTCGAGCTCGCACGAGCGGCTAAATGGCTAAAGCCGGTCGTGCAGGGCAAGCGGCTCACGCTTTTTGACTATGATGATTGCTTGGCGTGCTGGAAGCGGATATGTGCTGAGGGCCGACCGGCGCTTGAGGCGGCGGCTGAGTCTGAGAAAACGAATACAGGCGGTTGATCGCCTTGTCGCCCTCTTGGAAGTGCAGATAGTGCCGTTCGGTAATACGCGGATCGTCGCCCATCCATTCGCTTATCTTCATGAGGCTCTCGCCGGCGATCGCCAGCAACGAGCCGAAGGTATGGCGCATGATGTGCGGCGTCATCCATTCCAATTCTTCCCAAAGTTGGCTTGAGACGAAATCGCGGTACGTCTCGAACGGCGCTAAGAAGTCGTACCGATACCGGCTTTTCCCGCGCTGACAGCCCGGCGCGATGCACCACGTTCCATTCATCGGGTAATCCTTCAGGAACTCGATAAAGTTGTCGGTGAGGGGGATTGAGCGCGATTCGCGATCCTTCGGCGTAAATGTGTCGGTGCGCTGAACCCGGATTGACCGACTTGAGATATTGAACCAATCGGGGCGGGCCTCGATGATCTCGTTTTTTCTGAGCCCGGCGTCAAAACCGCAATGCAGAACGAAGCCGACCATTCGCGCCTGATCTTTCGACATCGCGCAATCGGGAATCGATTTCCAAGCGTTGATCATGGCATCGCGGATCGGCGGCGGGCAATATTGGGTCTTTGACCCGTAATCCCATCGGCCCATTGTAATTTCGTTGGTCGGGTTCGAGGCGATCACCTTTCGCTCTTTGTGCAGCCATTTGAAGAACGACCGCAGACACATCATGTATCCCTGAGCCGTCGACTCAGTCACGCGCTTGCGCTCCTCGTTGTAAAAGTTTTGGAGGGTCGCCGTCTTAATCGACGTGATGGCCGTATCCTCGCCGATGCACCTAGCGAACCGGTGCAGGGTAAGGCTTTTGTTCTCGGCAGAGAATCGGCTGAATTCGTTGCGATTGACCTTGAAGGCGATGAACGCCTCGATTTCGGACTTGAGCGAACCTGACAGGGCGAGTTTCAGCTCTGCACCATCGAGGATTTTCAGGGCCCGGCGTTGGGCTTCCTTCTCGTCTTTCGTGCCGAGGGCGACGGTTTTTCTTACGCCGTTGCGCATCCTGGTAAAGTACCAAGTGCCTTTCTTGTGTAACCATAGTCCGCGTAGCAAGACAGCCATGCCGGGGAGTTTGGTAAATCGTTTGGTAAAACGCAAACTGTTTTAACTCTGCATAGGGGTACACAGAGGGGAAAGGGGAGCGGGTGACGAGACTCGAACTCGCGACATCAACCTTGGCAAGGTTGCGGGGTTGCTCTGTAGTTTGGTAAATTAGTTTGGTAAAACGAATTTCTCCAAAAAAATATTGCATAGCAACGTAAATGTTGCTTTAGTGCAAATGTCAGTCACGAAACAGGAAGTTGGTCAGGATTCAGGAAACACGAAAGGAGACAGGAATTATGCATTCATCAGGTGTTGTCAACACCCCTCTACTGGTAGGGCGCGAACTCAAATCGCTTACGCCCGCCGAACTCGAAGACCTGCTTACTTTGGCAGGCATTAAAATCGCCGACATCGACGAACCGAGTCCAAACGAACTCACCCTCAAGGCCGGTGAAATTCGCCTTCATCCCAAGTACAATATCATTTATCAGCCGGGCGACCGTCCTGATGTAACCGATTCGATTCAGGTTACCGTTTGGAGCGGTCAAGAAGGGGAATGCGAGCCCGATACTCGTCACGTCGAAATTTGCACCGGCGAAGTCATTGACTATTGGGGTGGACAGTACGAAGCCGTTGCCGTCGTGAAATGGTTCCTCGATCACGGATGGAAATGGAACGAATCAAACTTTCATAAAGTAGTTGGGCGCTTTCTCGCGAAAGTATTCAGCTCCAAAATAACCGCCAAGATCACAGAGTCTGTCATCGACGCGAAACCTTCGGAGTCTGCTTGACCCCGCAAAGCTACCCCCTCCAATGGCCGAACGGATGGCCTCGCGAGGGCTCGAAGGAAAAGGGGAAATTCCAGTCGACTCTCGCCGGGGCGCTCGCCGCCCTTCGCAACGAGGTCAAGCTTATGGGCGGCTCCGATCTCGTGCTTTCGAGCAACGTCACGCTCGGTCAAGATCGACCCAAAGACCCCGCCGTCGTCGCCTATTTCACCTACCAGAAAATGCAGGTCGCGATTCCGTGCGACCGCTGGCAGCTCGTAGAGCACAACGTCAAGGCGATTGCTCTCACCATTGAGGCAATGCGCGGCATGAACCGATGGGGAGCGAAACACATGGTCCGGGCGATGTTTACCGGATTCGTGGCGCTGCCGGCACCGTCGAGCGAGTCGACGGCATGGTGGGATGTGCTCGAGGTCAAGAGCGACGCCAGCCATGAGGTTGTGACGGCGAATTACCGCCGCTTGGCGAAGGACCATCACCCCGACGCAGGCGGCACCGCCGAGATGATGGCAAAGATCAACGCCGCCTATGACGAGTACAAGAAAGAGAGAGGGCTATGAGTTCCAATTATCAAATTAGTGTGACCGCCGACAAAAAAGAGGCGCTAAAGCTTGCGCTTCAACTGATGTTTTTGGGGCATAGCAACGTTGAGGGCTATGTCGCGACAACGAAAAAATTCAAACTCTTTTGGGCGGCTACTGATACACCTCCGAAAGAATTCGTGTCTTTCCCATTCAAGGTTAACGAAGAGAAAGTTGATTTCCTGATGACCTTGATTTTGGGATGGCTCGCAGATACTGCCGTCTTCGAGAAACAGCCGGACCATGACGGGGATAACGCAATGGGATGGAAGGCTTCTACAGATAATTGGGGGGCTGGTGATGGTGATTGGCGTTGCTCTCTCCTGATCGAACCTGAATGGGCAATGTACGGAAAATAATCCATGAAAATTACTCTCGAACGTGTGAAGCGGTCGCCGCGCATGGTGGATTATCTGAGCCGAAAGCTCGTGCGTATCTGGTCTGGTGAACACATGGCGTATTGGGGGCCTCGAAACAGCGGCTATTTCGATCTCGCCGGGGCGGGTTTTTACGACGGCGATGACGCCTATTTGACGACAAAACATTGCGGACCCGAAAAGAAAATCGAGTTCGACATCGTCAACCCGGAGAAAGAAAAGTCTTGGGAAATTCCCGAATGGCTCCGGGCGATGACGTTTCGTATCGACTACTCTCCGAATTGCCCATCGCCCGTACTGATCCGCATGCCTTCTATCCGTAGCGGCGGGATTGATGGGAAACGCTATTTCGGGTTCAAGGGGGATAAGCCGGGCGACCTAACGAAGGATCAACTTTTCTTCGGAAAGACTATCGGCGATGCGGCGGCAAGGGCGCTCATAGCGATCACCGAAAAACCGGTTACGGCGGGGGTGGGAGCCTTTCATGTGAATGAACGCAACATTGCAAGGTTGATGCCATGATCACCGCCGTCACCCCCCGCAATCTCAAACCATTTGCTCACACCGTTTCGATCTTCATCAAGGAGGATCGCGACTTGAAAACCCGTCTCGTGTCGATTCAAGGAAGCGAGGTTATCGCACGCCAGAAGGTTGCCCGGCTGCCGGGTTTTGTGAGCGTCGTCGGCGTAAAGCCGTTAACTAAACACCAATGGAAAGGACTGAAATGATCGATACGCAGACGAAATTTTACTGTGCGAAAGAAGTTGCCGGCATCTTGCGGGTGAGCGTTGGAACGGTACGAGCACTCATTGAGGATGGATCGCTTGATGCCGTCAACGTCTCCCCGATCAATCGGTCCAGACAGCACTATCGCATTCCGACCGAGTCGGTAGAACGCCTCATTCAGAAGCGTTCCGAACCGGTCACCCCGCAGAAACGTTACTACACTAAACACTAAAACAGGAGTCAGATAATCGAAAATGAAAGAAGAACAAAATCCCGTCGTTGAAATCGTTGTGCCGCCCGGTTTTCGCCGTCTCGCCGTTGGCGACGTCGTGACCGATAAGGACCTTCGCCTTCACGAACTCGGGAAGGTTTGGGGCCCGGTCGACAAGTGGTTCGTCGGGGCTAGTTATGGAGATGTCACATTCCCGATTATTCGTCGGGTCAAATAGCAAAATTCAAGCGTTGCCATAGGGCTTGCTTAGCAAGCTGCGGGGGCCACAAGCGGAGGAATCGAGCCATGAGCCGAGTCACCAGCATTGAGGCGTACAGCGCGGTTAAACTGAACGGCACGGTCAAGAAATTGGCCTTTGACGTTTATCACATTCTTTTCAACCATGGCCCGCTCACCCAGGGGGAGGCGTGGAAGAAATTCTTTCCCGATCACGATCGACCGACCATCACCCCGCGATTTGCGGAGTTGAAGCGGCGGGGATTGATCGCGCCGGCAGGTCGCCGGGAATGCACGATTACCGGCACGCGGTGCATGACATGGGACGTCACGCCACATTTGCCGAGCGCACTACCGCCGCCGAAGTCGGTTAAGGAACAGTTGCGAGAGGCTCAGGATCGAATCGCGTTCCTCGAAAAAGAACTCAAACGGAAGGGCACACGCCCGGCCAACGTCGAAACCAGCGGTACGCTCATTCAAGAGCGCCTCATCTGAAATCAAACACCTATGGACCACACCTACAAAGAACTCGAACAGCAACTCCTCAATGCGAGGGAAATGATCAGCAAGCAACGCAAGGAATTGGCGGTGCTCGACATCGCCTATGCGGCGAGCGAATCGGCGAATGCCGAGCTGCGGGCGAATCTCTTGGACCTGTTGGAAGGATCGAAACGCGAGGCGAACATCGGCATGCGCCTTATGATCGACATGGATCAGTACGACCGCCTCGAAATGTTGGTTCACCGCAATGACGGCGGTGAGTACTTGAAGGACGCGAAACGGATAGATCAGCTCGAGCTCGACGCCTCGGCTCAGATTGGCGGCGGCGCGAACACGGCGGTGATCGGCGTCGTTGTGCGATCCGGGCAGACGGTTCGCCAGGCGCTCGACGCGATGGACGGGGAAGAAGTCGGGGTGTGAAGTATAAAGGGCTCAGCAGTTTCACTACACAGGAATTGCTCACTGAAATAGAGCGACGAATCGAGGTAAAGAGAGATCGGACTCCGATCAAGCCATGCGACGAATGCGCTTATTTCGTGCCGTGGTCAAATATTTCGGAATGCCCAAAGACCTATAACCCATGCAGCAAAGGCCACTCGATGAGCTTTCGCCTGCCCAAAGATTATCAATCTACAGATTGGGGATTCTATCGCCCCGGATGCAAGGACCGAAAATGAAAAGCAAAAATGAAAGTTGCCCATGCTGCACCGCGGGCGGCGATCCGTTCAAACCGTCGTCGACATTGCTGATCGCCCTTGCTCGTGAATTGGTCGATACCGAACAGTTCGCCTGTTCGACCCATAGCGAGGCGCTTGTTTCATTCCGGGCGATGCATCGGCATCCCGAAATCAAAGCGTGGATTGAGACGATGATCGAACTCGGCTATGTCACGCGATGAGCAATCGATGGAAGAACCGGCTCCATATTTCATTTACACGACCGCCGTACCTGATGACGCTGCGGTCGGAAAGCTATGCGAGCGGTGTCGCCTCGAAATCTGGAAGGAAGGCCATCGGGTAATGATCTCGGTCGAGGGCATGCCTTTTCAGGACATGAGAAGTCGCTATATCGAAGATGATGTAGCGTTTCTCTGCGATCCCTGTTACCAGACTATCAAGCCGACTACTTGAGAACGGCGTCGGCCTTTTTCGCGTCGGCCTGAGCTGAGGCAATTACCGCGGGCAGCCTTTCGAGGATGCCGATTAACTGCTCGATTTGCGGCGGCTCGATGAAGAACGCGCCAAACTGATTCGACGAACTTAAGTTCCTGATCCGAAGCACAACGCCGACTTTCGCCCCGGCATCCTCTGAGATAAAGACGACCTTAAAGCCGGTGTCGAGCATTCCAACGGTCTTATCGGTCGTTAGCTTTTCAGTCTTAGATTTCTCAGCCCATTCGAGGGATTTCTTCAGAAAACCGATTACCTTTTCCCGATCGCCGGAGCCTTCCACAAGCCGTACTTGGCTTTGATTCGATCCTTCAGAGGCACCGATGAAAGCGGTCTTGCCGTCGATCCAAGTCGTGAGGACGGACTTGTCCCATTTTTGCGAGTACTCGTTCCATGAGGTGGTTTTCACCTGCATATTGATGCTCTGGACTTGGCCATAACTGGCGATAACCGAGCCGGCGACGATTAGAAATACGAGTCGAATAGTAGATGCCATGATACCCCCGTTTCCCGAAGGCTAGGCCGGGGCATGCCGGGCGGTCAATCCCGAAGTCATTGACGGAATGCCCGGCCCGGCGTAGAAGCGGGGAAATGGGCAGGCGTGAAAGCAATTCAACCAGGCTCCGCAAGATGGCGTTTCGGCGCGATCGGGGTCGGTGTGCCGTTTGCGGGTTCGAGGCCGAGTCTACCCGACAGGGATTTATCGCCATGCGGTCGGCCCATGATCCGGCGTTCCTGCCGGCAGTCAAAGAATTCATGAATCGGGGGTTTCCACCGATCAGCCGTTCGTGGTGGGAAGCCGATCACATCACGCCAGTCTGCGAAAAGGGCGGTGACGATTTACCGAATATTCGCACGCTCTGTATAGAATGTCATAAGCAAGCCACTATAGATTTATCTCGCAAGCGCACTATTGAAAGGCGCGAAAAAGATTTGACGCCCGCATTCTAGTGGCGCAAAAGTGGTCTCACTACGAGCGCGGAGGCTCCACGCTCTCAGGAAACAGGAAAGAATACAGGAGACACAAATTCTATATGAAGCTCAAGCATTGGTATGCGACGTTAGACGAAATCCCCGAAGCTTATCGGGCCCTCTATGTCGAAAAAGACGGGAAGTTTTTCCTCGAAGTCGAGGGGATGGTTCCCAAGGCGCGACTCGATGAGTTCCGCGATAAAAACACAAAACTTTTGAAGCGCCTTGATGCGCTCAACGCCGTCGTCGGCTCTGAAGACGAAAACCTCGAGCACATTCAGGAGCTGCTCGAAAAAGAAAAGTCGGGTGATCTCACCATCGGCAAGGGCAAGAGCAAGGAAGATGTCGAGCGTCTCGTTACCGAGCGCGTCGCCACGATGAAAGCCGACTACGAGAAGAAGATTGCCGATCTCACCAAGTCCAACGGCACATTTCAAACTCAGCTCGAGAAGGCCGTGATCGAAACCGGCCTCACCCAGGCAGCGACAAAGCGCGGCGTTCGCACGACGGCCATCGAGGATATTCTTTCTCGCGGTCGTGGCGTCTACAAGCTGGTCGATGGCGTTCCCGTACCGATGAAGGGCGATGAGCGCGTTTTCGGAAAAGACGGCATCACCCCGAAATCGTTCGATGAGTTCATCGAAGACCTTGCAACCGCCGCCCCGCATCTGTTCGCGGAAAATCAGGGTTCCGGCGCAACCGGCAGCGCCCGCGCTGGATTCGCCTACAGTGGCACGAATCCTTGGAATCCCAAAACGCTGAATCTGACTGAACAGGGCCGGATTCTCAGAACGCAACCCGAACTCGCCGCTCGCCTGAAGAAGGAACACAACGTCGCCTAAAGCTTTCTCGGTGGACTGCCCGGCAAGGATTCCTCCGGGGAGGCTTCGGCCTCGTATGCTTACGTAGATTGTACGTGATCTCGTTAAGGAATCTACACGTATAGAATAGGAGAGTCTATATTGACTCTCCTATTTTTTTATTTGACGACTACGGGAATGCCGTATAGATGCACATATAGATAGAGACGCGGTGCGTCGTTCATCGACCCCCCGGTGGGAGGTTTAACTAAAATTAAACCCGCCGTGGGCAGCACTACACACTCCCCGGCACATAAGGAGAGTTTCTCTATGGCACAGACTCTTGTGTCTGACGTAATCGTGCCGGAGGTTTTCCTGCCGTACTCTATTCAGCGTACTGCGGAACTTTCGGAGTTTGTTCAATCTGGTATCATTCAACCCGACTCGCAGTTCGACGCGAAAGCCTCCGATGGTGGCAAGATCGTTGAAATGCCGTTCTGGAATGACCTGACCGGTGAAGACGAGGTGATCGACGACGAAAACCCGCTCGGCACCGATAAGATCGCTGCCAGTGGTGACGCCGCGGCGATCCATCAGCGCGGCAAGGCTTGGTCGGTCAATGACCTCGCCGGCATGCTCGCTGGTGACGATCCCATGAAGGCGATCGGTAATCTTACCGGCGAATATTGGGCCCGTCGTTTGCAGGCGCAATCGTTCGCGACCCTCAAGGGCGTGTTCGCCATTGCCAGCATGGCCAATTCGCTTCATGCGATCCATGCCGCAACCGGTACGACCTCGAGCGCGAACTTCCTCACCGGGGCGACGTTCATCGACGCACAACAGAAGCTCGGCGACAGCAAGAGCAAGCTGGTTGCGATCTCGATGCACTCCCGTGTTGAGTCCGCGCTACGCAAGCTGGACCTGATCGACACCATTCCGGCCTCTGAGAGTAAGCCGGAAATCAAGTTCTTCCAGGGCTTGCGCGTTATCATCGACGACGGGCACACAGTCGAAACCATCAACACCTACAACGTCTATACGACCTACCTGTTCGGGGCCGGTGCTCTTGCGCTCGGTAACGACCGTCGTATCATTCCCGTTGAAGGTGCGCCTGCCGGCTCGACGTGGAACTTGGAAATGAGCCGTACCGCCCTCGCTGGTAGCACGGCCTTGATTCACCGCAGACGTTTCATTCTGCACCCCCGCGGTGTGAAATGGCTCGGCGTGACTCAGGCGAAAAAGAGCCCGTCGAATACCGAGCTCGGTAGCGATACCAACTGGCTGCGGGTGTACGAGACGAAGAACGTCCGCATCGTCAAGATCACGCACAACATCCCCGCCTAATCGCCGGGATTCTCAATCGGGCCGGGGTAGGTCTTCTACCCCGGCTCATAACGAAGGAGTAAGATGGATATTCGTAAGCGCAGACCGCACATTGACCTTGTGGCCATTGACCACGCCGCCGCCGTTGCAAACGCGAAACTCGGCCTCTGTGAAGAACCGCCTCCCCTCGACAGCCGCGTTGTTCGCGTCTTGGAAGGTGAACGCCCCTCGCAAGTTGGCCCGAACATTCCGGTGTTCGCTCAACGTTCAACCGAACACCCCGAAGGCGAAAAGGCCCCGGTGATTCCTGACGCCGGCACCGCCACTGAGAAAGGCTCTGATGGCGATCAAACCGGGCAGCCGACAAGCACGCCGACCGAGCCGGTCGCAACCGTGATTCCGCAAAATCCCGACGGCGGCAAACCGACCGTGCCCGAAATCGGCGGTGATGCGATCACCGATGAAGAGGAAACTGTCACTGAGGCCGTTAAGGCCGATGAGAAAGGCTCTGATGGCGATCAAACCGGTAAGCCCGACAAGCAGCGCAAGCGCAACACCGGGAAGTAATGCCTTTTGGGCCCTGAAGCAACAGCGCCGGAATTACAACCGGCGCAACGGGCTTCCCCTGGCTCAACGCGCAACAGCCCCGACTAACCTCGAGCCTCCACTCGAGACAGAAGGAGAGCGCCCCTAAATGAGCGTCAACCTCATTCTTGAAACGGGGGCGGGCATTACCGCGTCGAATTCCTACGTTGCCGTAGCGGAATGCGATACCTATCACGAGGGGCATCTCTACGCGGAAGCATGGACCGGAGCGACCGCCGATCAAAAGGCCGCGGCGCTCATCATGGCAACCCGGACTCTTGATCATACGATCGAATGGTTCGGGCTAAAGGCGAGCATGGCTCAATCGCTCGATTGGCCCCGCGAACGTGTGCCGAATCCTGAATCTCGCTCTCTGGTCGCCCTCATCAATGACGGCTCCTATCTGCCGGCGAATGAGATTCCTCAGCGACTCAAAGAGGCGACGTGCGAACTCGCTCGCGAGCTGTTGAAGGCCGATCGAACCGCTGAAGCCGACGAAAAGGGAATCAAGCATCTCGGCCTCGGTCAAGGCGCGGTGGATATTGATTTCGACAAGACGGATCGGCGCGACGCGCTCACCGACTACATCAAACAAATCGTGAGCGTATTCGGGCGGGTGCGGATGTTTGGTATGTGCGTCAAACTGTCGAGGGCCTAATTATGGGATTGCGTGAAGTTGCTCAAAAAGCGGTCGGTTCAGCGTTCAAGGCTGCGGGCAACCTCACGTCTACCGTCGTACTCGCTCTGAATACGTCGTTCGCTTACGATCCGGCCAACGGCACCGCGGCCCAGGCGACCGCAACGACGATCACGACAAAGGGCGTTCTCTATAGCTCGAAGGAACAGCGCAAGCGCACTCGGCTACAAGACGGAATGGAACAAGAGCCGCCGATTCAGAAACAAATGTCGCTCCTGATTAACAGAAGCGATTTGCCGAGCAATGCCGCCATTGACAGCGCGACGACAGCGACGGTTGACGGCGTTCTATGGAACGTCAAGACCATCGAACCGTCGATCGGGATTTACATCCTTGCGGTGGAGGCACCATGAGCGTTTCCTCGGCATCATTCCGGGCCGACCTGAACGCATTCCAGCGAAAGCTCGGTATTGCCCCTCTGCTTGTCGTCAAGAAGATCGCCTTTCAACTGCATGACGACATTGTCGTGCGGACTCCGGTTGACACCGGGCGGGCCCGGTCGAATTGGAATATCGCTATCGGCGATAATCCTGATCTCAGCACGAAAGAGGAATACGCCTATCATGCGGCGGCGGCTTCAAAGAAGTCGGTTCTCACGACGATGAGCGTGCTAGATCGAATTTGGATTACGAACTCGCTGCCGTATATAGAGGCCCTTGAAAATGGGCATAGTCAACAAGCCCCTGCCGGCATGGTGAAATTGGCGGTGATGGACATCGAGAAGGAAATCAATCAGACGATCGCCGCCCTATGAACTTCGCCGAAGAACATCGCGTCATTGAAACGTTCTTTACTCAAAACTGGAATTCGGCGACATGCCCGGTTCAGTACGAAAACATTCAGGCGACGCAACCAAAGAACGCGATTTGGGGGAGGCTGAATATTCTCAATGGTAAGACTGAGCCCGCCGCGCTCGGCCTGATGAAGATCAGGACGCCCGGAGTGATCGTACTACAACTTTTCGCGCCGAGCTATGACGGCGTTCGCAAGCTGCGGGAATTGGCCGATGACTTCTCGCGAATCTTCAATGGTCAATACCTCCAATTGGCAAAGGGAATCATTCGTTTCAATGTGGTCGGAATCAAGCCGCTCGGCCTGCAAAATGGATGGTATCAAATCAACGCCGAGGTCGATTTCCAGCATGACGAGGATGAGGAGATTATCGTGATTCAGAACAACCAATTTGAAGTTGCACTTTCACACGTCGGCGTTGCTGTCGATGAAATGGTATTCGGTCGGTTCGAGCCGACCCGCTCTTGCCTTGTCGTGGCGGCGACCGCCGAGGCGCAAGATACGCCGGTCGGTAGCAATCTTATTTTCGACCTGGTAGACGGCAGCGGCGAGGAGAAGAATCGTATCTTCAGTTTGAGCCCCGGCCAATCCTCATCAAAGACCGTTTTCGCTTCCCCGCTGGCGATTGCTACCGGTGGAAGAATCTCTATCAAGACAAAGCAAGTAGGCTCTGGATATGCAGGGCAGAATCTACATATAAAGCTGCTTTGCGTGAATCAATAATGCTTGACGAAAAAATTCTATAGGACCAAATTTCAAACAGATTCGAGTTGCGGCGTTGGAACTCGTTAACCATTAGGAGAAATCCGCTATGTCTAACGCCGATGCCAATTATGCCCGCTTGAGCTTCAAGCCCGAAACCGCTTTCGATGAAACGCCCGCTGCCGGGCTCGCCCTCAAGAATTTTCCCTATACCAAGGAAGGGCTCGAGTACGACAAGACGACCGAAGTGTCAGCAGAGGTCCGCAGCGACCGAAACGTTGAGGACATCGTTCCTGTTGGTGGAGATTCGAAAGGAACAGTCGATTTCGAGCTTTCGGACTATGCCGAGTGGTTCGATACTTTCCTCGCCGCCGCCCTGATGACGGACGGCATCACCAATACCAGCGCCGCCGCCTTGAATGACGACGGTATTGTGGTCAGTACCGTCTCCCCGGTTGAGAGCCAATTCGGCCCGCCACAATCCCCTCCGATTCGCGTCGGTCGTGCTGTGGTGTTCAATGATCTTTTGGTTTCGGGTAGCATACTGCCTTCGATCATCATG